TGCTCACGCCGGTCCCGCTCCTCGGCCGTCAGCCCACCGCCATCGGGATACCTCACCCCTCCGGCATAGCGCAGCCGACGCCAACCGTCACGACCAGACGTAACCCGCACCGTTAAAGATCTCTAGCCAACTGAGCTACGGAGGCTTGACGTCACCGTGCGGCCAGTGGCGCGAAGTCCTGACCGCGTCACCGCTTCGCGTCCGGCTCCGGTGACGTCGAAAACCCCGCCCACAAGGGACGGGGTGGGTTGTGAGTCCGTATGCCGCCTCCCCGCCGTACGGGGCGCAAGTGGACTCGCCACGGACCCACAAGGTCCGGGTGTTGGTCGTCGCGTGCCGGGGACTTACCCGGAACCATGACCACTGCGTGGCATCACGCGCTCTCACAATCCGCGCTCGCTTTCGAACCCTCCACACAGCGAGTGATCACGACCGGATTCGAACCGGCGATACGCCAGGGGCGACCACTTGCCGTCAGACGGCGGGACTCGATCCCTACTCCCTCGGGTGTGCTTGGCCGCTGCACTACGTGATCTACCCTCCCCCGTTCCGGGCTTCGAGCGGGTCGAAGTCCCATGCACCGGGCAAGGAAGTCTTGGGACAGCCGGGGCCGCTCAACCGCGCTCAACCCGGAGGAGAGAGTACGGGGAGCGCAGGAGCGGCGCCGGCCGTCAGGGAGGGGAGCGGACCGTCCGCCATTCGCGACGGCCGCACGTCCTCCCCTCCTACTACTGTTATGGGGGAAGTGTGACGCGGTAGTGATCTTGGTAGCACCCTCCGGCGGGGGTGCGACAGAGTGGCAAACTAACCCCCTTTTTCTACTTCTCTCTAACGCGTATTAGAAGAGTTAGAAGTAGGGGGTTAGTTTGACGTTTTGGACCGTTCGACGGGTCACGTGACTACGCAGTGTTGCGAGTCCACAGAAACCGGTAACGCTTTGCAGTTATCCACAGACGCCTGTGGATGATGGGGACGCTGGTCGACGTGGACGAGACGGCTGCCAACGCCACCGAGATACCCAAAGGGTGTGCGATGACACTACTCCGACGTTATGAATCCGTAACCTAATGGCGCTCCTGCTCCGCCACGTCGTCAAGGGCATCCTGGGCGAGATCAACGTCATCCGGCGTCACCACATCCACACTGAGCCTTGCGCGGACGTCACGGGCGCCCCGGTACGTCTCTCCAACGGTCACACGGAGCCCGACATCGCGGAGCATCTTCCGGCACGCATGCAAGTCCCTGTCGGCCTTTGCCCGGCGCCATGCGTCGCCGTAGGTCACGCCTGTACGCACCTCCTCCGTTCGCGCGGGAATGACAGGTTGTTCCTGGAGACGCGCAAGCTTGTCGGACCGCCCCTGTATCTGCCGGCCGACGGCGTCCGCAGCAGCGCCGCGGAGGTTGGCCAGTTGCCCGGCGAGGGTCTCGACGTCCGCCTCCAACTCCTTGATCTCGTCGCGGCGGTCCACACCGGGGATGACGATGACCTCGATCAACTCGAAGCGGCCGAACTGATCGAGGAAGGCCTCTTCGACACACTCGTCCACCGGATCCGCCGTGACGTACGCGGGCTTACGGCATATGCGCCCGTGCGCCTTCGCTGCGCATCGGTACTGCCGCTTGGCTGTGCGACGCTCCCCGGCAGAGATCCACCCTTGGTACAGCTTGCCTTCGCATGATCCGCAGTAGGCAACGCCCAGGAGCGGGTGCGTATCGCTCTTGTTGCGGCCCCCGTTTCCTTCCCTGGTGTCCATTTCCGCCTGGAGCCTCCTCCATGTCTCATCGTCGATCAGGGGCGGACCCAGCCTGACGGGCTCACCCTCCTCGTCACGCACGGGATCGTCGCCGATCATCGACCACCCCCTCAACGACGGTTGACGGAGGAACGAACTCACCATCCCTGGATTCCAACGGACGTTGGGGTCCGGCTCTTTCGGCGGAGTGGCCAGGGAACGGCGGTGATTGGAAGGCGTGACGCCAGGGTGTTTGCTGTTTAGCCACGCGGCGAGTGCGTTGTACGACGTTCCGTCGATCACGAGCTTCACCATGTCGTCAACGATGCTCGCTGTTTTGTCGTGACGTCCCAGCCACCATCCTTCGCCTTCCTCCGGATGTGGGATCGGCATGCGCCCGAAAGGCACCCGTCCGCCTTTCCATCGGCCGACGCTGCGGAGGTATTCAGTAGATCCTTCTGTGCGCTCCTGAATTGCCTGGACTTCCATCTGAGCGGCGAAGGCCAGAATCATCAGAATCAGCTCTGACATGGGGGACGACATATCGAGTTCAAGGCGTCCCCCGCCGGGTCCTTCAGCGAAGATCAAACGCTTTTTCTTATCGCGCGCCCACCCTGCAAGCCATGCCATATCCCGCATGCTTCGAACGGCCCTGTCGAGCCTCCACCATGCGATAGCGTCGAACTCGTCGGGGCGCTCGAACCAGGGGCCAAGTTCCGGACGGTCCTTAGGTGCCACCTTCGCGGCACTGACGTCAGGGTCGTCCGCCCACGCGACGACTTCTCCCCCAACAGACGCGGCTACCGTCTCGATGGCTATGCCTTGCCGCTCGAACGATGTCGAGTTGTCCTTGACGCGGCTCAGCCGCCTGGCGCCCAGTACGCGGGTTGTCATGAGTCCGAGTATACCTACGCAGGTATCCCGTGTACGGGTTGTCGTACTAGACGAACCTGCGTATGTCAGCATCATGAAGAAGCCCCACTCACGCAACGCGGGGGACGTCGCACGAGTGGGGCTCCTGTACCGCCCCGGGCAGTCCCTGGCGACAGGGACTCCACCGACGGGCGGTGCCCCGCCTCCGATCGCTCGGGACGGGAAGTTCTGGCGCTGGGAACCCCGCTCGCCCAAGTCACGGCAGACGGACGAGCGGGATCCCAGCTCCGACGTGGCCAGGAAGGTGCGAAACCAACCACGTCGGCACCTCGTCCGCGGCCGTGTGTGATGGGCACGCCGGAGACGAGGGATATTCGGACGCTAGCGGGGGTTGGGGCGTCGGCCGACCTCACATCAGCTACCCCAGACCCCCGCTGCGCCCGCCGCGCGCCAACTGCACAGGCAGCCAGCGAGCGGGCTCAGGGGGGTGGCGCAAGCGACGTCGGGCGGTAGCCAGGACCCCAGTAGTAGGTGCCGGTCACCGTCTCTCCGTCGTCGCCAAAGATGTGACCACAGTGGACGACGTCCCCCTCCGCGCCTGTATGGGGCGGTTCGCTGCACGTCACGGTGACGCTGCCCAATTTCGGTTCGAAGCCGAACCGCGTCAGCCACTCCGGATCACTGGGGAGCGTGACCGTGACGTCGCATACGGGCTCGTCCTCGGCGCTCTGAACGTCGACAGATACGGCGAACCCCGCCGGCGCGATGCGGAAGGCAGACTGGCGCACGGTACGAAACCGGTCGTGGGCGGGATGCTCTTTGGCGTGCTGCCCCGCCCAGAGCATCTGATCGATGGGATCGCCCACGGATTCGTGTTCGAGGCACCCCGCGCACTCGATCCACTCACGCGCCGCTACGGCGCCGAGTTCGACACGTGTGCGCACTTCGGGGAAGGGATCTATCTCCGTCACCGCTTCTCCTTCTGCCACGCGTGCGGGTGCCGTCCCATTTCGACAGCAAGGTCCGACGCGTGCGACAGGTCGAAGGCGGGACTTCCTATCTCCGTCGCCTGCTTCCACTGCCCGAACAGCGCGCCGCACACGTCGCAGCCGCGCGCCGGTTCCGGCTGGGGGAACTCCGGCTCGGGAAGCTGTACCGGACCCTTCAACGTCGTCTCTAACGCCATCTCTGCACCTCCCTCACGAATTCGGGCGCACGGCACGTAGGCACTCGTGGTTCATTGCGTCACTCGTCGTGCGCGGAATGACACGTCCAGTGTGGCGAGAGTCGGCCCAAGAATGCAAGCGGACCACGCAAGTCTGCAAAATTGCAGTCCGGCCCGTACGTCCGCGCGGCGGCTGTGGAAAGCTGTAGCCACGCTGCCCACACGGCGCGAAGAATGGAGTCACAAGAAGGGGTGTCATGGCTGATCCGACGGTTCGCACACGGCGACTAGGCAACGAGCTGCGCCGGCTCCGCGAGGCTAAGGGGCTGAAGCTGGACGACGTCGCAGAGCGCACGTCCGTGTCTCCAGCGTCGAAGATCTCCCGCGTCGAGAAAGCGACCCTCGGGATCAAGGCCGAGGATCTTGACCGCCTCCTGGACCTCTACGGCGTCAACGACGCGGAGAAGCGGGAAGCGCTCCACTCCTTCGCCAGGCAGGGCAAGACGCGCGGATGGTGGCAGACCTACCGAGACGTGATCTCACCCGCGTACGCGGACCTGATCAGCCTTGAAGCGGACGCCGTCAGCATGCGGTCGTATCAGTCGACACTCATCCCGGGGCTTCTCCAGACGGCTGCGTACGCCCGCGCAACGATCGGCGGCATCAACATGACTTCGACGGACGGGGAGGTTGACGCTCTCGTCGAAGTGCGCATGGCGCGTCAGTCTGTCCTCACCCGCCCCAAACCCCTTGAGCTTTGGGCCGTCATCTCCGAGGCTGCGCTCCACCCCAGGGTGAAGAGCGCCCCACAGATGATGAAGGAGCAGCTTCAGAAGCTGCTAGATATTGCAAGACTTCCGCACGTCTCGATACAGGTGCTGCCGCTCGACGCCCCGCCACACGTGGGCATGAGCGGGGGCTTCACGGTCGTCGGGTTCCCAGAGACATCAGATCTTGACGTTGTCCTCTTGGAGCACCTGACGTCAGCCCTCTACGTCGAGGACGCCGCGGAAGTGAGTCGATACGGCAGCGCGTTCGAACATCTTCGTGCGGCTGCGCTGCCCTTCGATGAAACGGCCGACCTCATTGCAACCTTGAAGGACACCATCCAATGACCACGATCAACGACGCGTCCACACCAGGCTTCGCGTGGACGAAGTCCACGTACAGCGACGGCGGGAACAACTGCGTGGAGGTCGCTCACGGCGCCGTCCCCGCTGCCCTGCCCGTGCGTGACAGCAAGTCCTCCGCCGGCCCCGCGGTCGTCTTCAGCGCAGCCCCGTGGGGCGCGTTCGTCAACGCCCTGAAGCGCGGCGACGTCGCCTGACGCACGCCGCAAAGAGCCCCCGTCGGATCATCCGGCGGGGCTCTCGCGCGGTGGGGGCTCCTAGGGATCCATATCCCGTGGCGCTGTCCTTCGCGTTGCGCGCATCGAGACAACCTGTCCAACAACCGCAGCCGCTGCGCCTCCGATCGCCCCAACAAGGTAAGCAGTCGCCTTGATGATCTCAGCCGCATTGTTCGTGCCGGCGCCGGGCTCCGCAGGGGCATACGGCGGAGGGACATCTACCACGGCCGAGTTGGACGTCGGCGTCAACGGCGCGGGAGGCTGTGGTTGAGCAGAGCTAGCCGACGGCAGGCTTGTCTCGCCGTTCGATGAAGCTGGCGGCGGAATGGACGCAGACGGGCTCACCCCCTCTCCGCCGCTCGTCCCCTCGTCTGAAGGCCGGGAAGTAACTACCGAGACGGGAGAGGATTGTGAGGAGTAGGAATGATCCACAGTGGGCGCCCGCGCATGCCCTCCCGAGAAGGGAAAAAGCAGCGCCGCCAGAGCCACAGCGCAGAAGACGCCAGCCCCTGCCCATCGCAGTTGACGGCCGAGCCGTACCTTGTTGCGAGCCTTCAAGAAGGCGTCCCCCATGCCAACGACGATAGAGCGCAGCCGTCATGAACAGCAGTAGTCCAGCGCAGTTACGTCAATACTGCTCACCATAGGTCACGCGTTGTCGATTCCTAGCTCCATGTCCGCCCGGCCCCGGCCTACTCCGGTATCTCCTAGCGGATGTGGAAAGGTAAGGCCTCCACGCTGCACAAGATTTCTGGTGGATGGGCTGGCCGGACACTCATCACGGTGCCACCCTCGGTCCAAGTTCGGATGACGCGTGTCCGAGGTCTTAGAGCGAGGGGGGCGGTCTCATGGCCACTAGCGCAGGCGACGCGCCGGTCCCGAGAAGCGTGGAGAGCGAGATCGAAGATTTCCGCAAAGATTGTCAAAGACTTGCGCACATTGGCAGTGTCCAGGCGCGAAATTGGGAGCTGGTGCACTCTGTCTTGGGGTTGCCGGCGGCTGTAATCGCCGCGATATCCGGCACCACAGGTCTGACGGCGACAGGCGCTCGCGTGCCAGCGGCGATCCTGGCTCTCATCAGTGCAGGTCTGGTTGCTGCTGCCAGCTTCCTCCACCCGCAGGTCCGTGCAGAGGAGGCAAGGGTTCGCACCAACGCTTTGCTAGTCCTGGATGCGCAGGCAAAATTCGCGCTCATCCAGGCGAGAGAGCGGCGGAGAGGGGTGCCACTGGAGACATTCCGGAGCTTGCTGGAGCGGAAAACGATGATCGTCACGGGGCGTACGGAGCAGTTGCAGGGGGACGGCGGTGAAGGCATTCAGCCGCCCCCGCGGGCCGCTCCGCCGTTCCATCCCCCGTCATCCAGCTGACAGCCGGGCATCTGGCCCCTACCTCGCCAGCCAGACCGCTGCGCGTTCCGACATCTACCGGCGATCGAGAGAAACCAAATTTCGGCGCTCCAGCTCCGGCGGCACGGAGTCAGTCTGGGCTATCACTGGACACGAGCGGTTCTGTCGGCACCGGGTGCCGCACCACCTTCTTCACGTCCATCTCGACCGACATCCGATCCTTCCCCTCCTGCTTGGCATACACCGTGACCGCCGCTTGGAACTCTGCGGCTGCATCCATCCACGGCTTCCACGCCTCCGCGGAGTAATCCAGCGTCCGCGCCTCGCCGTACGCGTCTACGGCTGCGCGCTCCAGGTTGATCAGGTCATCGAACGAAATGTCAGCCACGTCGCAGGATCCTACGTCCGGACATGACGAAGCCCCCGCCGATGTGGCCGGCGGGGGCTCGTGTCATCTGTGGACCCACAGCGCTACAGCTGACCCAACCGCCGTTGTCGGGATGGTCAGAAGCCATGCGGGGACGCGTTGAACGGTGAGCCGGACTCCTCCGATGCGCACGTCTACTGCGGGATGTCGGAGGGGAGTTGATGCGGCGTCGGGAGGCCGCTGGAGCGTGGACATAGCTCTAAACCATCGTCTTACCGGGACCGGACTTGAATAGCTAGTCCTAGTAGGATTTTTGCCCCGGTTTTTTGGTCCCAAGAGGGGTGTTGCATAAAGTGCAAACCCTAATAAACCAGTGAACTACAAGGTCAGGTCGCCTTCCACCTCGTCAGCCGCACGGAAGGGTTCGGCTGCAAGTTCGGGTGCCTGTTCGGTTGCCAGCACTCACGGCGCCAACGGGCGCCAGTCCACCTTACGGACTTCGTTCAAGTCGACGCAGATGCGCCGCGGGTTGGTCGGGTTGGGGTACTTCGCGAGCCTGGCGCGAGGCCCGTTGGCAGCTCCTCGTACTGTCTCGGGGGCGACACCGACAATGTCAGCAGCCTCCGCGTATGTGACGAGCCGGGGCGCCTGGCGCGCTTTCGCGGGCTCCGCAACCTCTTCCTCCACCCGCTCCCCCGCAGGCTCCCCAGCGCCCTCCTGTGGCCCCTCCGTGTGTGGCTTGCGCGAGTGGACGAGCAGCGAGCCGCCGAAGAATGCGAGCACGGGCCAGCCGGCGACGAGGACGCGGAGGATCGTCGGGGGGTGCTCCAGGTCGAGGACGCCGGCCGTACCGACGTTGGCACCGATCGATGCCGCCATGGACAGGAGGAACCACACCCACGGCGCGCGCTTCGACTCACCCTCCGCGGCCTCCCGGATCTGCTTCCAGGCCATGACCAAGAGGAGGTCGACGCTGATCGGGTACGCCCATGCCTTCCACCCGTGCTGCCCCGCGGCGTCCGCGATGTCGTGGATGTGCGCGAAAGAGAGGGCTGCGGCTATGACGGCCTGGATCAGGAGAGGGTCCCGCAGGTTGGCTCTCATGGCTCCTCAGTTCGTGTGCGTGGTGGGTGAGTTGGCGGTGCAGTGGAGCCCCTGCCGCCGGAATTGGCAGGGGCTCCACGACGGCTCGGTTTAGCAGTCGGGGCAGCCAACGCAGGTGGCGTGAGCGCGGTTGTTGCGGCAGGTGATGCAGTAGTCGGGGCAGGTGCGACCCGCGTTGGCGCGGATGCCGTGGCGGATGCCGTCGGGGTCAAAGCCACCGTCCACCAGGATGTTGAAGACGTTGCGACGCTCGTCGTTGGCGGTGTCGATGCGGGCCATCTGAGTCTCGGTGATGGTGGCCATTTTGCGTCCCCTTCGTCAGTCCCTTGCGTTGCCCTCACTATGGCACAGTTATGTCGACCACCACAACATCCTTAGGCGGAGCAACGTCAGTCGTTTGACGGAGCTTCCTTGATCAGCGCCACCATGTGGCCACCCGTCAGCGTCACCACGTACCCGCCGCGGACCCTCGTTGTCGGATTGCCGGCGCGTACGGCCTGGCGGAGGAGGTGACGGTAGGCCACATCGTCGGCCAGGCCCGTCAGACCGCATTCCAGGGTGATGCGGTACGTCATGCCGTCGCTACCGTGCGCGTGACTGTGAGCGGGCGGTCCGCGGAGATAGTGGCGTCTCCCCCGCCCACGAACCGGATGTGGACGTGACCCTTGGCGGTCGGCCACGCGGGACCGTCCGCCGTGCGCTCGTGGCCGTGGAGGACGAAGACGTCTCCCCCGCGCACCTGACGGGCGGTGACGTTCTCTTGGATGGTGAACGACTCCATGGCTCCTCCTGTGAGTGACTTGCACTACGGGTGAAGCCCCCGCGACCGGAATTCGCAGGGGCTTCAGGTGACTACGCGGCGACGCTGTCAGCGAGGGCCGACACCGCAGCCTCCGCCTCGCGGAGTTCGTCCACCGCCCACGCGTTCCTCTTGGACGCTGCGACGAACTCGCGCAGCTTCACGAATTTGACGACTGCGGCCGTCTCCGGATCGGCAACCAGCGCTTCGCCGGAGCGCGTGAAGTCGATGCGTGCCAGATCCGTCAGCGTCACCTCGCGCGCACGCTTCTGCGTCTTGAACACGGGACCGAGGTTGAAGCCGTTCGGGTAGTCCTCATCCGCAGATGCGAGGTGGAACAGCGCCCAGCCTTTGCCGTACCGGCGCAGTGTCAGACCGGGAAGGATCTCGTCGACGCTCTCCTCCGCGCCCATCGACTTCGCAGCGTCCACCGTGGCGTACTTGTCCGGGGCCACCTTGACGAGGTACTCCGGGATGTCCGGCTTGAACGTGACCTTCGGGAAGCCCTTGCGGGCGTCGACGTAGTTGCAGGCGACGGGCTTGAGCTGCTCAGCGGTGCCGTACTTGTGACGCCAGATCTCTGCGTCGGTGAGAGCACGCTGACGGGAGCGCTCACCGGACCCAGGGAACCCCTCCGTGTCATCGCGGGGCTTCTGTGCGTCGGCCACCATGTCGGCGTACTGCTCGTCGAGCTTGGCCTGACGAGCGGCGACGAGTGCCGCCTTCAAGGCCTTCATGTGCGCCGCTTCGAGCTGCTTGACGTTGCGGACCTTGCCGCCCGCCTCCGTGCGGATGACACGCTCGGTGCCGGCGACGCGGATCGTGGTCTCGCGGTGCTCGACCTTCGCGGGCTCGTCGACGACCGGAGCGGCCTCCACCTTCGGCGCAGGCTCCGGGTACTCGACGTCAGCGAGCTTCTCGCCGTTGCGGAACGCCGCATCGATCCCCTTGTACGTCTTGCTGTGCAGCTTGCGGCCGGCACGGTTGAAGACGAGGACCTCGAACGACTCTCCGTCCTCCGCGGAGCTGATCATCACCTTGTTCCGCAGCCCGCCGTAGAACTGCGGCAGGTCCGCAACGCTGCTGAGCGTCCAACCGTCCCCCGGGCGACCGGTGAACTGACGGGTGTCAACCGCCTTACGAAGCTGCTCGTAGCGCTTGACACAGCGAGCCGTGGTCTCAAAGTCGTTGTCCGTCATGTCCCGCTCCTTCACCAGTCCCTTGCGTTGCCTTCACTATGGCATGGTTATGTCGACCACCACAACACCTTTAGGGAAAGTAACGTCAGCCGTTTGACGCACCTACGCCTGGTGCAGCAGCGTGAACCCCGTCCCGCTTCCCTCGCAGGTCTGGAGCACCAGCGACGGGGACCCCGGGAAGTTCGGGATGGCTCCGCCCTGGCGCCCGATCGTCAGATGCCCGTAGACCTTGTACGTGCCGGCGAGCGGACCGGAGATGACGCGGACCGTGCGGCCGACGGGGACACGGCTCAGCCACTGGTAGCCCATGTAGTTGTGGCCGGCCAGGATGCGTCCCGCGTACTGCGTCAGGGAACCCGCGTCCACGCACGGCTGCGGGTTCCCCGAGCAGTCGCGGTAGTAGGTGATCCGGATGTCCGTCGGGGGCGTCGCGACGGGGTGCGGCGTCGCCGGCTTCGTCGACTGCGTGGTCAGGTGCAGGATGGAGGACGGCGACAGTGCCTTGCGCTCCCCCTCACGCGACGTGTGCGGCGTCGGGCGGTAGGGCGACGGCGCGTCCGGGGAGGGCGTCACGACGGGAGCCGTGGTGACGTCGGAGAGGCTCGGGTAGGTGGGCGCCTGCGCGTCGGAGGCGACGGACAGGACCGTCGAAATGGCTGCGGCCGTGGCGACTGCCGCCAGGGCGAGGCTGCCGATGAGCGGGGCGCGGGAGGGCCGGCCCGTGGCGACGAGTGTCTCCGGCTCCGGCTCCGGCTCAGGCTCAGGCTCCGGCTCCGGCTCCGGCTCCGGCTCCGGCTCCGGCTCCGGCTCCGGCTCCGGCTCCGGGACGAGGGTGGGCTCCTCCGCCAGCATCGACAGCGGAAGCCCCTTGACGAGCCCGCATCCCGCGGAAAGGTGAGATACCGCGTGTACGTCGTCCCCTGGCTTCGGAGCAATGGGAATGTGACGTCGAGACATAGTTTCCTCCTCGTTCAAATCTCTTCTACGTGCCCCGCCGCGGATTCGAACCGCGCGCCCGCCGGCACTGGGGGTGCCGGATGTTCGGGCGATACCTAGGCGGGGCGTGGTGTTAGCGACGGTCGCCGACGAGTTCCCACGCCTCGTCAAGCGTGAGGCGCCCGTGCTCGTCGAGACGAGTCCCGGTGGCGTCGACGATGACGTCTGGAGTGTTGCTGAACAGTCGTCCGAGGATCTTCTGAGCCGTAGCGGCGTCGCACTCCTGGCAGAGACGGGAGGGTCGAGAACCGGAGGTCGTGAGGATGGCGCGCAGGGTGCAGTACTCCAGGTACTTCACCGGGTAGTCGTCGCCGAAGCCGAAGTTGCGGGGCTTCGCGTCGTAGTCGTAGATGATTCGAGCGTTCTCGCATAGTCCGCCGCGCCACCCTGCGTAGCTCATCTTTCCTCCTACGGCCTGCCTCATCAGCGGCGCGGGTAGGCCATGCCCCGCGGACGCCCCGGAGGGCGTTTCGGCTATGACTTGCGGTGATTGATCGTCTCTACGGTGACGCCCTTGGCGTCCAGCGCGCGGCAGATACTCCCCCGAATCCATCCGAGCATCGGACCAGCGCTGTACTCCTCCAGGAAGGCGACGCGCGCCGGGTGGTTACTGCGGATGCTGACCTCGTCGGCCAGCACGTAAGCAAGCGTGCGGGTTGAGTAGCTGGAGGCAAAGAGACGCTGCGACTCCATGGAGTCGGGCTCATTCAGGTAGTCGTGAACGTTCAGCATCTCGTCCCCTCCCCTGGGGCGCCCCGTGTGGAGCGCCCCTCTCCGTCAGTGCCTTGAGGGGTCGACTATGGCACAATTATGTCGACCACCACAACATGGTTCGCGGAGAAACTTCCTTCGTCAGTCGTTTGACGGAGCTACGGCGCCGACAGGAACGCCGCCACGGTGACGAGGTCCATGGCCGTGTACTCCTTGCCGACGAGCAGCGCCTGAGCCTCCACCACGAACTCACCGCGCACGCTGAGGGACGGCTCCGGGTCCGGGGCAGTATCCGGCTCGTCGACGAGTTCGACCTTCGCGCAGTACCACTTGCCGTTCACGGGGTCGCCATGCTTCCCGGAGCCGGTGCCGAACTCGACGTAGTACGGGAGCCGGCGGGCGCTGGAGCGGATCTCCTTCAGCGTCCCGACCAGGCCGACGAACTCGCCCCTCCGGTTGAATGCGTCGTCTTCGGCGACGCGGACCTTGTCGCCGACCACCGGGGTACGCGCGGGAGGGGCCGCCTCCGCAACCTCTCCCCCGTCGATCTCGTCGGCCAGGGCGAGGATGCCGCGGGCGAATGTGCGGGCGGTGTCCGAGGTGGCGTACGTGTCGATGGCGAACTCTCCGCTACGCGTGCCCTTCAGCTTTACGGAGTCGCTGCCAGACTCCCGGTAGGCGACGATGACGTCGCCTACACCGGAGTTGCATCGGATCGTGTACTCGGTCACGTTCTCTCCTCTGTCGATGTCTTGCGGTACGTCAGTCGTTTGACGGAGCTACTCGGACAGGAACTTCGCGTACGCCAGGACGTCGGCCGGCGTGGCTTCGGTACCTGCCTCGCGGCGGGCTTCGGCGAGGAGGAAGGAGCGCGAGGAGGAGGCGGTAGCCGTCACCTTGCGGACGTCCATGACCCAGACGCCGTTGCCGTCGGAGAGCCGGACGTAGAAGGGGATTTCGTCGCTGTCCACCTCCTCCACGGCTCCGCGCTTGCCCACGTGTCGCTGGTCGTCGGAACGGAACTTCGTGATCTCCACCAGGTCGCCGACCTTGACTGCCGTCGACTCCGCCTCGTCCCCGACGAGGGCGAGGATCTGATGGGCGAAGGTCCGCGCGGCGTCGTCGGTCGCGAAGACACTTCCGCCGTGCAGCCGGAACCTGATCTCTTCGTCGTAGTCGCGCTCGACTTCGATCCGGTCGTTACCGCTGCTGTCCTGCTTGCAGTTGAGCGTGAACTCCATGGGTCGCTCCTCGTGTCTTGTAGCTGCGCCAGTCGTTTGACGGAGGCGGGTCAGAGCGATTCGACGGAAAACCCGTCGAGCGGCGTTGAGTCGTTTCGGGCCTCCACCGCGTACATGACGTCGTCACCCCACAAGGCGGCCTCGTCGGGGCGCACGCCCTGCACGTCGTAGTCGTCGAGGGAAGGAAGTCGGTTCATGGTCGTAACTCCAGGTCAGATAATGGTGAATGTCTTACGCAGCGAGGTCGTGAGCGTCGGCCACGGTGCGGGCGGAGGCCACTCCGCGGGAGCGGAGCCGTCGGAGGGCGACGCCGTTGACCTCCATGTCCACGCACAGCTCCGGGTCGGTCATGCGACTCATGCCGACACCGTAGAAAGCGCGGAGTGCGAGTGACTGACGTTGTGGGATCTGCGTCATGAGCCAGCGTGCGAGGTCGCGGCGCTCCAGGGGGTCGGTTACTGACGTCGACCGGTCTTCGAGGACGTCAGCGAGCGTCAGGCCGTTGTCCCGCTCCATCGCCCCCGCACGCCTGGTGAGCGATCCCGCGAACGGGCTGTCCAGGCTCTCGGAGCCCGCCAGTGCCTCCACCATGGCTATGAACAGCTCCCGTGACATGCGCTTCGTCGGCGATGTCGCGTCCCGGAACGTCGCCCACGCGCGTTCGACGTCACCTCCGCACTCCCACAGCGCACGGCGCACACGGAGTGCCGCCGTTGCGTCAATGGTGAGCGGAGTCTTCGACACGACGTCCGCCTCCGCGATGGCGCGACGCACGGCACGGTAGACGTAGGAGGAGAGTTGAGCCGACGAGGACGACGAGTCGTAGTCGCGGATGTGCTGGATCAGCACCGCGCGTGCCTCTTGGAGCAAGTCCTCCGTGTCCTCCGCACTGGCACTCGGGGCGACGCTGCGGATGGTGCTCTTCAGCATCGGATCGAACGACTGGACGATCTCCCACATGACGTCACCGTCGCCCGCCTGTGCGGCGTGGATCTGCTCGTCCGTGACCTCGATGCGGTTCATACCGTCTCCTCCGTGAGTGCCTTGCGTATTGAAGTAATGGGGGAATCCGAGTTGGTTGTGACGCGGGATAGTAAGTGACCTGGGTCACACAGTGATTTGGATAAACGAAAGCCCCCGTCCCGCGCAGGAACGGGGGCTACGTCAGTCGACTAGCGGAGGTCAGGCAGGGAAGTGCCGGACCGTCAGGCCGAGCGCGTCGGCCACAGCGACGTCGGCCACGGCCAGGGAGCACTTTTCCCAACCGGCCAGGCAGTACAGGGCGGTTACCGTCGCCCACTTGATCGCGACACTGTAGGCAGGGAGAGCCCCGAGCAGAGCCGCCATTTCCTCAACGTCCCCGACTTCATCGTCAGTGGTTTGCGGCCCCGTTATGATGATCAACCCGTCCCCCCGGACTTTTCAGGACACGTCCTCCCCCTCCCATCGGGCGAGGGCGCGATCCATGGATGCGGCGACGCCCTGAACTGCCGCTATCGCGTAGGGCAGCCACTTGGCGCCGGTGTTCAGTTCTGCTCGGAGCGCTGCGCGACCGGGGTCTAGGGCCACAAGCTCCGTCGGGCGGGATGGTCCGTGCGTCGCCTGCCGGCCGGTTCCGTCCGCATCCACATCAGGACGACGTCCCGGCATGGTCACTGCGTCGCCGTAGGCGTTGACGAACTGCCGGACCTCAGCTGACACACGATCAAGTGCGTCAAGCAACTCGGTCATTTGTCGTCCGTCTTCGGCGTGATCAGGACTGTAAGTCACACATCCTCCACAGGCAATGAGCAAGCGGCCGGATCAGGTCCGCTATCCGACCCCTTATGGGGGCATACATCTACTTTGTCGCCACGGATCGCACGACTCGGTTATGTCGGCCACCCAATCTCACCTGGGGTTATGTCGGCCGACACAACTCATCGATCAACCAATCGCCGTGATCAAGTCGTTACGTAGTGAAGAGGATGTGAAGGCTCCGACAACGTGTCGGATACCGCTACGTGGTCGACGCGCGCTCCACAGTGAGGCTCTCGCCAGTGGTTTTCCAACCACACGGCAACATCCTGATCGGCCTTCAGGCGGTTGCAACTGGCGCACGCCGGCGCCAGGTTGGACCACTCGTGAACGCCGCCCTTCGCAAGCGGACGGATATGATCCACCTCCGGCACAACCTTTTCGGTGAAAGCGCAGTCACAGTAGGCACAGGACCACACCTCCGTTTCCTCCCACCGTCGCAGAACGTCACGACGGGAGGGATACAGCGGGGGTTCCGGGGGACGAAGAGACGGTGTGATGCGCATGGGACGAGGTGCGACACGCACGGCAGAGGGGCGAATTCCCGCCACCGTGCGGCCAACTGCGGTAGCACGTCCCGCCGTTGGGGGCACGAGACGCGCAGGCCTCATGCCGCCAGCCTCACGCTTGCGTACCACTCGTCTTCCCGCGCGCGGAGAGCGTGGTCGTACTTGCCGTCAGGGGTCTTCATGTACAGCGACCCCCAACTCCGGCCCCCGACTTCCGGATCCGTGTCCAGTGGGACCCCGAAGAAGTCCATCCGCATGGCTTCGCCCACCTCTCGCGCCACCTCGTCCACGACGTCGACGGGGGCCGACCCTAGGCACTCATCGTGGATCGGCAGGAGGAGGTACTCCGTCAGACCCGCGTCGTGCATGTTCAACAGGGCCTGGCAGAGCACGTCCCGCGCGGTGCTCTGGACCGCGTAGTTAGTCGCCGCGTAGGCCCTGTCCCGGTCCAGCGCCAGGCGCCGGCCCGTGGGTGTGATGACGACGTAGCCGTTAGCCCGTGCCTTCCGCTGGACGTCGCGCGCGTAGCGCTTGATCCCCGGATACACCCTGTCGTACGCCGCAACAGCCTGCTTCACCTCGTCCAGCGGGGCACCAGTCTGACGGCTCAAGGTCGTTGCTCCGCCTCCGTAGACCTTTCCGAATCCGACACCCTTGCCGATCTTTCGGTGCCCCTTCGTGAAGTTCGGGCCCCAGATGAGTTCGGCGGTGAAGTCGTGCAGGTCGCGACCTTCCGCGATGGCACGCTTCATCGTCTTCTCGTCGGCCAGGGCGGCAAGGACGCGCATCTCCACCGCGGAGTAGTCGACGGAGAAGATGCGGTGCCCCGGGTCCGCGAGCATCGCGCGCCGGATCGTCCAGTCCCCCGACGGGAGCTGCTGGAGCGGAGGACGCGAGATGGACATCCGCGCCGTGCGTGCCTGAAGTGAGTTGATGTTCGGATGGATGCGGCCGTCGACGTCGAGCCCGTCGCGCATGGCGACGCCGTACGACTTCGCCCACTTCCCTGCGCGCTTCGAGCGGAGAACCGCGTCCGCCAGGGGGTTCGGCTTGCGTGCGCCGATGCGCTCCCAATCCCGGTCGACGTCGGCGAGAACCTGAAGGATCTCCTTGTCCACCTTCAGGTTGCCGGAGTCCGTGCGCTCCGTCAGTGTCTCGCCCATGCCGATCAGTGCCGCAGACACCTGCGCCGGGGCGTTCACGGAGTTCACGCCGTACTTCGACGCCTTGCCGGCGTGGAGCGCTGCCTCCTCCGTCAGCCGCTCGACGAGCGGGCGCACGTAGTCCTGATCGACGAGCATTCCGCGCCGTTCCATGACTGCGCAGACGTACATCACGCGGTGCTCGAAGTCCACGAGTGCCTGACGAACTCCGACCTTGCGGAGCCGTTCCTCGCCGACAGGGAGCCACCGAGAAACGAGGATCGCGTCAAGGCCTGCGTACTGGAGGTAGGTCGGGTGGTTGATGTCGATCTTCGCCCACCCGGTGGCCTTCGTCTCCCCGATGGAGCGGAAAACAGCGGTCAAGTCCTCTTGCGTGTCAGGGGCGTTGGGGTCAATGTCCCTCGCGCACAGCTCCTTCAGCTTCAGTCCGTAGCCGCCCTCGTGTCGGGGTCGCGAATCGAACAGATGCGCGATAATCTTCGAGTCCGTCACCTTGGGCGCCAGCGTCGCCAGCGGGACCCCTAGGTGACGGTCCAAGACCAACATGTCGAAGGTGGCGTTATGGAGCACGAGACGGGGCAGCACGTCGAACGCCCATCGAGCCGTTCCCGCGGTGCGGTCGGAGAGTTCGGTCTGAAGGACCCACGCGTCCCGCTTGTCGCCGAACTGCGAGGTACGCAGACGGTACGTCGGAGAGAACGTGTCGAGTCCGGTCGTCTCCGTGTCCGCCCCGATCATCTCGTCGGCGCGAGCCTTGTTCTCCACCCACCGACGGAACTCGTCGAGGTCCGCGGCCGTCTCCGGAACGCGGGTCATAGTCTCCGTGCCCGCGATGGTGTAGGGGAAGTACTTCACGCTGCCTCCTCTCGCTGCTGTCCGAAGATGTCTGCCGACGGGTCAGGCTCGTCAGTGGGTGCCTCTGTCTCCGCTGCCCGCGCGGTCTGTGCCTCCTCGTCGGTCATGAGGCGGATCCCGTTGAAACCCCACTTGCTCCGGCGCTTGTCCTTCGTGAAGCCTCGCGACTCCAGTTCGACGCCAAGAGCCCATCCGGAGAGCACCTCCTTGCGGCTCAGGCCTGCGTCCTCCGCCCACTCGGCGTAGGCACGCCGGACCGCCATGGGGGCGACGCGGACGGCGGGCTCCTGGACGAGGCGCGCGGTGATGAACTCCGCGAGACGGTCTTCCGATTCGCGGTAGTCCTGCGTGGCCGTGGCGACGGAGCCGGGCTCCTGGAGTCCGTGCTCGTACCACTCCTGCGCGCCGCGCACGGCCCACGCGAGAATGCCCTCCGCCTCGTCCCGCAGGGTCGCGGGCAGTGAGGTATCCGCCTTCGCGCCGCGGAAGGTGGCCTCGAAGGGAACGAGCTTGACCCGTCGCCAGACCCCGAGATCCTGCGACAGGATGGCGGGCTTGTAGTTGCCGGCCACCATCAATAGGAACCGCGGGACGTAGGTGAACGGGTTCTGATTGAGGAACCGGCATGTCACCGGATCCCCGCCTGTTAGCTGCTTGACCAGTGCCTCCGCGAGGCGGCTGTACTTCTCCGTCTCCGACGCTGTGACCAGTCGAGCGCCACGGAGCGACGCCAGTTCGGGGCTCGCCTGCCCGACGTTCACGCGCTGCTCGAAGGTGGAGAACTCCGTCGACTTCGTGACGCCCTTGAACACGTGGAGTAGGGCGTCCAGGAACACCGACTTCCCGTTCGCGCCCTGGCCGTGGAGGAAGGCGAAGCACTGTTCAGCCGTCGATCCGGTGACTCCGTAGCCGACCAACCGCCGCATGTACGAGGGCAGCTCGGGGTGGTTGGGGAAGATCTCCTCAAGGAACTTCTCCCACCTCGTCGCCTCCGCTGTGGAGTCGTACGCGACGTCGAGACGCTTCGTGATCATGTCCGCAGGGGTGTGCGGGTGAATCTGCCCTGTGCGCAGGTTCACCGTTCCGTTGGCCACTGTGAGCAGCTCCGGACAGGCGTCGAACGCGTCAGCGCGGGCGGGAACTCCGGGCACCGACGGAAGCTCCTTCAAGATGCCGTCGATGTGCCGGTTGGTCAGAGCCTTCAACGCAAGCTTCCGCTCGAAGTCGCTGCCGTCCGCGATCATCTCTGCGCCCATGCGGTGCAGCGCCTCGCGTACAGCGTCCGTCGTCTGCGTCCAGATCGTTCCGTCCCATACGAGGAACCCGAGCCCTCGCGCGTAGCGCACTCCCCCGCCCTGGCTCCGCATATAGTCGCGCAGGCGCACGGCAAGGCCGACGTCCGTCAGATCGAACATCTCGCGCGAGGAAGCGCTCATGCCCTGAAGTGCGGTGTCCGTGTCAGGGACGTCAACCTCCGTCGACGGAGCGGAAGTTGACGCGGAAGCTGCGGGCTTACCGACCTCCAGATCAACCACCGACGCCGCACGGACAGCGCGGTGCAGGTCCGCGGGAAACGCCTCCGGGTCCCGCGTACGCCAGTCCGTCAGATCCTCCCCCGCGTTGGGGAACGGGAGCTGACGAGGGTGGTTCCCGTCCTCCACAAGCGCCGTCGCCAGGGCGCCAATACCTCGCGCGCCAGCGTCGTCAGGGTCGAAGGCCAGGACGACGTCACGGCCTCGTAGGTGAGTAACCAGTTCCGCGACGAGGGCGGCGTTACGGGCGAGCCCGGCGCCACGGATGACGAGCGCGTCGTAGCCGACACCGACGGAGGTCAGTCCGTCGCCGGGACCTTCGGTCACAAGGATCGTGTCATAGCCGGCGCCTGCGGAGAGGACGCCGTACTTCGCCCACGTCCGCCCCTCCACATTGGTCAGGGAGACCCAACGGGCCGGACACTTCCCCGACAGGTCGCGCCCCTGTAGGCCGCGGACCACACCGTCGAAGCCAACCAACGGGACGGTTAGGCGGGGGTACCGTGTGAAGCCACGTGAGAGCCACGGCCACGACTGCTCTGCGGGGGTGGAGAGGCCGACGAGGAGTTCGGCACACTGCTCCGCAGACAGGCCGAACCGGTCCGCGGCGTACTGCCGCGCGGCATCGGCGAACCCTGCCCCCATTCCCTGGTGCTGAAGCGCGCTCACCCACTGGTCAACGGCGACTCGAAGTCCCGCGATCTCTCCAGGGCCGATCGTCTCCGGAGCCCTCGCGCTGACGGTCTTCACGCCCTCGCCGTCGACGTCGAAGAGGTCGGACGGACGGAGATCCATCTTCAGCAGTACGTCAGACTGCACGCATCCCGTACGGCAGACGAGCAGAAGCTTTCCGCCCTCCTTCAGCGTCAGCTTCAGCGACGGGTGGTTCCGGTCCCGGTGCGCGGGGCAGAGCGCGAGATAGCCGTCATGATCCTCCTCAACTCCTTCGAGCCGCCCCAGAATCTCCGTCAGTCGCAAGGTCTCTCCCCTCTTGAGTCATGCCTAAAGGGGCGCCCCGAAGGACGCCCCTTGTGTCAGTGCTTTGCGGTTGTGGCGATGCGCTAGACGACTGGCGGAGCTACTCCTCCGGGTCGTAGTCCTCGTAGCTGACCGACGTCACCCCGCCGTACGTGTCGTAGCCCGATGCGTGCTTGTCGCCGCGCGCCAGGGCGTGACTCACCCACCCACGCGCGTCTTCGAGGGACATCTCCTCCCCCTCGTACTCGTCGCCAGGACGAACGGTGAGGGTTCCTGAGAACTCGATGACGGCTTTCTTCACGCTGCCTCCCTGTGCTCCGCGTCGACGTCGCACCAGCGGTCGTAATCGACGTCCTGGAGCGCCTCCTCCATGACCTTCATGCGGTTCATCAACCGCACGTCGGTACGCAAGTCCCTCACGACGTAGCCGTCAGAGACCCCCTTCATCCGCCGCTTCACCACCGCGCAGCCGTACGGCTGACCCGCGTTGACGGCCTCCCGGTTGGCCTGCGCGATGTAGTCAGAGAGCGTGATCGTGCGCTCCGCTTTCGCCTCCAGCGCGTGCAGGTAGTAGCCGGCGACGTCGCCAATGTCGCGGGCGCCCATCTGTACATTCCGATGGACGCCCGGGTCGTGGTGTTCGCGCAGATAGCCGACGATGGCCGACTCCCACGCGGTGCCTTTGGCCTTACTGGGGTTGCTCGATGCCCTCACCTCTTCGGACCCAGACTTCGACGAGGTCAGACCCTCCGTCGGAGTCGATGACTACGGGCTCTGACTGAACTGTCCACGTGCGTTCCCGGTACGTAAGAACCCCGTCCCCGGTTGTGCTCTGTGCCGCTTCGTCCGTCACTGCCCGCACCCCTTCGTCTCTTGCCTCTGTCATATCGTACGCGCGTTCGATACAGCGGGTATGAGTACTGACCATGAGCCAACGAGTGATGTGGGATGCGGGTACACACAGACACAATGCCTTCACGCCGTGACTAGAAGACCTCCACCTCCCCCGCCGGCGTCGACGAGGACGCGGCACGGGGTGCCGAACTCACCAGACTCGATGACGCCGTCACCGTCGAACTCCCGGAGTGTCTTCACCCGTTCCTGCGCGTCGACCTCTTCGACGTACGGCCCCCATACCTTGCCCTCCGGGTACGCGAAGGCCTCACGCGTCTGTACTACTCGGAACACTGTTGATCTCCTCTCTGTGGATCGTCGCGTAGGCCCAGAGGAAGACGAGGGCCGCCAGGGCGACGCCGGACGGGATGAGCGTTGCGGCGATCAGAAGTTGTTGCCCCACGACGCCCCCTAAAAGATCTCGCGCGTGATGACGAGGGCCTCGCCGTTGTCGAGCGCAGACACCATGTCGATGATCGTCGACGCTGCTCCCAGTTCCTCGCCGTCGGTGAACGAGTGCGTCTCCTCGCCTCGCTGGAGCGCGGGGAGGTTGATCTCCAGTCGGCTGTCACCAGTCGTTGTCTGATGGATGTTGATGCGGCTCATTCGACGTCCTCCCACGTCAGCGCCGCACACTGCACGTACTGACGGACGAGCCGAGCCCCGCCCCACAGCGTCCCCCGGCGGTGCCGACTGAACTGCGCTCGCGCAGCGCCCTTCGTCGAGTACGGACCCATGTAGCTGACTCCGGGCTCCCACTCGTCCAGGAATTCCGGTACGTCGCGGTTGTCGCGGTAGTGGTATTCGGGGTTTCGCTTCGCCCGCTCGACCTCCAGGACTGCGCGGAAGGTCTCAGCGTCGTCACCCGTGTGCCGCGCCATCAGTCGGCCACCTCCCCCGCCACGTGCGCGGGCACCGAACCGTCCGCCTTGCGGAGGACGAGCGTCATGTACCCCAGCTCGCTGCGCCGGTTGCGCATCCCGTGGTTCGAGTGCGCCACGTGGAGCATGGGCCGACCCGACGCCGCGAGGTAGACCGTCCCCAGCTTGGCGTTCCCGCCGCTCGTCGAAGCTGACATGACGTAGTCGTCCTCTTCGATCTTGACACCGAAGGAATCTCGGTACGGCACTAGCTCTCCTCTCGACTCATCACAACCACCTGCGCGCCCCGTGCGAGCGCAACCCCCGCGGCCTCCCAGTACTTCGGGAAGTCGCGGCGGCTCGTTGCTACGGGGCGGATGTAGATCAGGTCACCGGGGCCGGCGTCACGGACGTCGCCCAGCGCGGGGGCGTTGGCGTCGTCGATGACGTGGAGTCCGGTCACTCCGGGGACTCGGACAGCACGCCCTCCAGCTCGCGCGCGTCGTTGTCGTCCGTGTCGTTCCAGTTGGTGTTGTGGCTGACGGAGTGCCGCAGCGCCTGCCGGATCAGCTCCACCTCACGGCCGCTCAGCTCCACCGTGACGCCGCTCTTCGCAATCACCTTGGCCATGCGGTCTCTCCTCTTTCCGACGACATGTGCTTACACGCCGAAAGCCACCGGGACCGAAGTCACCGGGGGCTGAAGGGAGTTGAGTCAGACGCGGGTCAGGGGGCCGTAGCTCCGAACGAGGCTGCCCAGCGTGTAGTGGCGCCACTCATCCTGGTCGATCGGGGTCATCTGCGCCTGCACCTCGTCACGCAGCTCCGGGTTACGACGCAGCTTCCAGGCGTCACGGTCGCGGTCGAGGTAGGTCTCCGCCAGGTCGTAGACCACGCCGTCGTGGACGGTGACGGAGTCCGCGTCGACCTTCTGAACGTTCCGCGGCGCGAAGACCCACGTGCGCTGACGCGCTCCCGGGGCAGCGTGGGCACGGACGACGCCGGCGCCGACACGAGAGACGACGAGGAGGTCACCCGCCTTGACGTCCGCGCCCTGGAGGTTGTCGCGCGGGATGCGTACGACGTCACCGACCTTGATGGGGTCGGCGACGGACTCCACGGCGACCATGTTCCGAGCGTGGGTGGACGTGACGTCGCCGTTCTCCTTCCGCGTCACGTACCACTCGCTCGGGTCGAAGAACGGCCCCGCGTCGATGGTGTAGTTCTGGCCGGTACGGACGCCCTGCGTCTGGTCCCCAACCTTGAACTTCGCGATCGACGAGAGAGCGCCGGAAGTCGCCACGGCGTAGTCCCCGTCCTCCTGCTTCACCAGCCAGCCGCCCGTGAAGGACCCGAAGTCGACAGGACCGAACGCCAACTCCACCTCGCCGTAGGTCTCGTGCTTCACCTTGTCGCCGACCTTGAACGTGCTCGCCATGCTCTCTCCTCCGTGAATGGCTCGTGCAGAAGCCCCCGGATCGTCGCTGTCCGGGGGCTGTGGTGGGGGTTGGTCAGGTGGTGACGCGGGTGAGGGGTCCCCAGGATTCGAGGATCGACTCAACAGATATGCCGTCGTGGCGGTCACGCGGAGCCCACGAGGTACCGCCGTACAGCCGACCGTCGATCACCGCTAGGTGCCACGTGTCGCTGTCCCGGTCCTTGTACTTCGCGGTCAGGTCGTACGTCACGCCGTCGTGGGTGTGGGCGTTCTCGTCGGTGACGGGCTCGACCTCCGCCACGTTCCACGATCCGTAGTGCGCACCCTGACCAGCGTCGAACCTGACGTCGAAGGGGAGTCGGGAGCTCCGCCTGTTCAGACCCTGGACGACGCCCGTCTTCCCGACGAACTCGCCCGTCCTGATCGCCGGATCGTCCTTCACCACCCGCACTCGGTCACCGACCTTGATCTCCGGCACCGCCTGCATGACACTCGCTAGGGCCGTGAACGTGCGGACCCCGTCCGGGTCGGTCGGCTCGTCGACGAGCTTCACGACGTACACGTCCCGATCGTCGAACGGGCCGTACTCCACGGTCGCCTTACTCCCGCGCGTTCGAAGCGTCACCTCGTCGCCAACGGCGAACTTCGGGGTCACGGGGATGGCGGTGAGAGTGTCGGGGCTAACCGCTGTCTCTTTCCCACTGTCCAGCTTCACCACGTACCGGGGGCCGCCGAACGGGCTGTCGTACGGACCGTACGAGACCTCCACGTCACCGCGGGTGTAGTGCTTGACCTTCTGCCCCACCTCGAACGTCTCCGTCACTTGCTCTCCCCCTGCGTGTCCACGATGACTACGACGTGCTTCGCGGCGACGTTCTGCACCGTCAGCGTCTTGCGCGCGATGAAGCCCGAGTCCCTCCCCGTCGGCCTCACCTTCAGCATCGGGACGATGCGCCCCGTGCTCTTGTCGCTCATCGTCTCCAGGACGATGGCCTCACTGTTCCGGACGACGTTCCCCTGACGCGTCGGGTACGCGATGACGACACCGACGCGGATCTCCGCGCCCGTGAAGTCAGTCAGTCGGGCTTTGCCCATGTGTGCTGCTCTCCTCCGTGTGTACCGCGCTCAACTGCTCTCTCAGGAAGCGGAACGCGTGGTGTGCTTGCTGCGGGCAGACACCGTTACCGATGCGCCCGATCTGTTCTTCGCGCGTCAGGTCCGGAACGTCGGTGACCCACCCGTCGGGGAGGCCCATCAGCCATTCACAGAACTTGGGCGCCAGCTTCACGCCCCCGCGCGGACCGCGCATGATCGGCACGGGCGCCGGAGTGCCCATGAAGATTTCCCAGCGGTAGACGGCGCGGGCGAACTCGCCCCACCAGTCGGCCGGCGAGTGCGGACCGTCGTCGGGGTGCTCGGCGTCAGGCTCGACGTTCAGGAGGAAACACACCTCGTCCTCCAGCGTCGGCCCGTGGCCTCCCGCCTTGCGCTTGTCCGGGTGCTGCGCGCTGCCGTTGCTGGCCAGGTTTGCTGTCGGCGTCTTGAACAGCTTCTCCGCCTTCTCCCGCGGGAAGAGGCGGGCGATAGCCGTCACCAGGTCGTCGCCGCCGGATCCCTCCCGGGTCCGCTTGGCGTAGTCCGGTCCGCGGGTCGCGTCACTTACCGTCGGGGACGGAAGGTGTGGCAACGCAGAACCAGCGGTCGCGATGGTGCGGAGCCCCAATGTCGGAAGCTCGTATAGACGTCCATGCCGCGTCGTACCCGATCTCGTGAAGCGATGTGAGGACCGAGTCGAGCCCCCGATTTCGGAGTGCTCCGACGTTCTCCAGGTAGACGTGTCGGGGTCGAAGAACCCGTATTCCTTCAGCGATGTTGAACCAAATCCCGCTCCGCTCACCCTTGATCCCCTCCCGGCGTCCCGCGTTGCTGATGTCCTGGCAGGGGAAGCCCGCCGTGATGGTGTCGATCCCCTCGCCCAGCAGCGCGCCCCAGTTCTGGGTTCGCACGTCACCGATGTTGGGGGCGTCGGGGAATCGGTGCGCCATGACCTTGCAGGCAGCTCTGTGGACTTCCGCGACGACGGTGACCTTGTCGCCCGTCAGGGCCTCAACCGCAATTCCGAGACCGCCGTAACCGGCGCAGAGTTCGAGAATCGGCATGGGACATCTATCTCCTCAGTGTGCGTAGACTCGTGGAAAGCGCCCACCCCTCCCTGCCGGAATCGGGGAGGAGCGGGCGCAACGCGCTGCCGTGCAGTGCCAGTGACTTACGCGGCCTTCGCCAGGTCCGCGGTCGCCGTCACGGGCCCGAAGACCTTGATGACGGGCTTGTTGTAGCTGACGGTCTGGCCGGCGCGCGGGCCCTTCTGCGGGACGTACGTGACGTTCTCGATCGTCAGCGACGCACGGACCGGGTTGGTCTCGTTGCCCGCGTCGTCCAGCGACTTGAAGAGCGGGGCGAGGGTCTCGACCAGCTTCCAACTGCCGCTGTTGAACCGGAACTTGCCGAGATCCGGAGCGTCGGCGAGGCGGAACTCGATGTCCACGCTCGGCTTCGGGCCTCGCTGCTGCTGCGCCTTCAGCTTCCGCTCCGCGATCAGCGAGGGGCAGCCGCACGACTGGCCCTTGTCCTCGTCGGGCGAGAGGTAGGAAAACCCATCGCAGTGGTGCGTCATACCGGCGCCGGGAACGAACTGCTTGAACGACGCGTCGACGCCATCCGGCTCGATGATGATCTGCACGGACGAGGCGTCGGTGAGGATCTGGAGGTTGTCCTCCTTCTCCGTCTCCCACTCCTCCGACTCCCCGCCGAGCAGCTCCGCAATCTTCGCAGCGACGGACGGGTCACCGGTGGTGACGCGCCACTCGTTCAGCGACTCCGGGGTCTCCTTCGTGCCCAGCTTGACCAGGCGACCGGAGCGGAAGCGGCCGACGATGTCATCGGCGAAGTTGGGACGGTCCTTCGGAGCGGCGTCCGGGTCGGCGTCCCAGATGGAGGCAAGGTTGTTGGCCATACGTGAATGCCTTTCGCAGGTGGCAGTGTGCGTGTTGTGTGCGGCCGTTCGGCCTTACATAGGAGTTATGGGGGAATGGAGCGTCGATGTGACGCGGGACTTTTGGGGTTCGTCAGTCGACTGACGGAGCCTTCAGGCGCCGGATCTCTGCGTCCCGGAGTGCCAGGGCCTCCGTGCCGAAGTTGGCCTCGTCCGCGGCACGCCGGCGGGCGGATAGCCAGGCGAGGCGGTAGCGGTCGCGTTCCTTACGGCGCTCGGACATCTGCTTCCAGAGCCACGACGCGAAATCGTCCTGTGCCCGCATCTCCTTGTTCTGCGCATCCTCGTGCCAACGCATGTAGCGCCAGGCACCCATGGCACGGGATGCCCGACGGCGAGCGGCGCGCCAGGCGTTGCGGAGCCGACTCAGCTCCTCCAACTCTGACCGCAGCACGTCAAGCAAGTCGTCCGCGTGCTCCGCATTGCTCTTCGGGCTGTCAGGGCCGTACAGGATGACGTCTACGGCGTCACACAGCCGGTCATGCAGCTCCATACGCCAACCTCCCCAACTCACGGTCCGTCGATGTCACACGCTTCGGGTGCAGCAGCTTCCACAGATCCCCCGGTGTCACGTCGCCCGGGAGCCGGCCGTCGTCGAAGAGATGCACGGCCGCACGGAGGTACGCCTCGTCGACGAGCTGCGAGCAGATCAGGTGTCCGCTGTCCGCCACGAAGTCCCGCACCCACGCCGGGCGGACGTGGTAGTGCGCCAGGGCGATGGAGCCGTAGTCGAGGAAGGAGTACGGCGTACCGACGAGGCCGCGCGCGGCACCGCAGATGCGCACGCGCTCCGATGTCGTCAGCTCGATCTTCCCGGAGGACCAGACGTACGGCTCGTTCGCGTCCTCCAGCGGGATCAGCTCCGCCCCGCCGGGCATGGCTTGGACGATCTGACCGTTGCCGACGTAGACGAGGGCATGCTGAACCGGTGAGCCGTCGCCTACGAGGTACTGGCCGGCAGCGATGAACCGACCGGTGAGACCGCCGATCCTCGTCAGGGCGAAGTCTCCGGGCTGCGGGTAAGTCACCATTCCTCGTCCTCTTCGTCCGGGGTCCAGGGCTGCTCGGCCGCGACTACTTCGGCCAGGTGCGCACGGACGAGGTCGGGCAGGTATGCGGATCGGCGTTCCGGGTCCGCAGCGACTCGCGTCAATGACTCTCGAACGTGCTCCCTTGCGATCTCCTCCGCCCGGTCGCTGTAACGGGTGCCAGACCTGTAGGCGACGATGCGCGCCGATTCGTCGTCCAGGATCTCGGTCCCGATCGTGGCGCCGATGTCCCGAACGCGGACCTCCAGGAGGAAGTGACGCCCCTCGATCTCGCAGTCCAGCACGGTGCGTTGGGTGACGCTGACGCTCACCGCATCCCCCACTTCGAACCCCGGAACGTCTCCGGCACCATCGGGGCGTAGAGGTGGGGCGCCCACACGGCCAGGATGTTATGACGGGCCTGGACGGTCGCCGGGTCCGCCTCCCGGTCGTACTGGTCGGCCCACGTCTGGTAGATCAGGGAGGCCAGGGACTGCGTCATCGAGTCGTCTCCTTCGTCAGTCGTGTGCGCTTCGAGCGCATCCTGAATGAGGGCTCCGGCAGCGACATGTACGCCGCCAGCCAACGGCGCTGACCGCGCTCAAGGGCGTCGTAGTACGGCTGGTGATGCGCCGCGAAGGCATCGGCCGACCGGACAACGGGTGTCAAGATCCGTTGCATCCGAAGCCGTTGGACGTGTCGGACGAGCATCCGCACCTTCACCCGCTCTTGCTCCAGCTCCCACGCTTGGCGGAGCCGCAGTTCGTCGACGTAGCGCAGCCCCTCACAGCGCCCGCACTCAGCCGCACGGCCGTGCCACGGAGTCTCGCGGAACTCCTCCCGGTCCTTCCGGCGCCGACACAGGCCGATGCACAGAAGGGTGTTCTTGCCATTCGGGTGCGTGCGCTCGAACTCGTCGCGGATGGCGTCGGCGAGGGTGTACGGCACTACCTCGCCCCGATCTTCGCAAGCATCGAGGCGAGCCACTGGCCGGCGAGGTACTCCACGACGTACTCCGACCAGCCACGGGCGAGCAGATCCGCGCGCATACCGTCCGCCGTGTCGAAGATGGGCGTCAGGACCGATGCTCGGTGGTCCATGAGCTGTTCCGTCAGTGCCTCGCGTTGCTCTTCGATGGTGGGGGTATGGGTTCCGAACATCAGCGTCCGCCCTTCGGGTCGTGGTCTCCGCGAAGCGCCAGTGCCTCGCTCGTCTTCCTCAGGTGCTCGTCGTGCTCCTCGGTGCGAACGAGGGAGTAGGAAACGACTCGCGAGCCGAACCACCGTCCCGGCTGCCTGATCTCCACCGTTGGCCACCCGCAGATGGGTCCAGACGTCGTGACGCGGTAGAACCACCCGTCGGGCAGTTCCGGGGCGCCGGCGGCTACGAGGTCGGCCATGCTCATTCGGTCATCTCCTTCAGTCCCTCCCGGTCGACGGAGATCGTCACCGGCTCCCCCGACGGTCGGATCAGCTCCGACGCCCACACGGCGCCGGCGTCGAAGGTGTCCTCGTGCCCCTCCGGGGCGTCCGTGCAACGGACCTTCTCCGCGGCCTCGTTCAGGACCGCATCAACGAGCGCGCGGGCTTCCTCCTCGCTCCAGATGTATCCGCCTTCGGCGTGCGCCATCTGCGTCACGAGGTCGTCGTAGGCGGACTCGGGGTCGGGGATGGACCCGAACATGCGGCCCAGGTCATGTGTGAGGTTGGGGCTCACCCGCCGCTCTCCGCAGCCCGGTCGATGGCCTCAATCCACTTGACCCCGACAGCAGTTGCCTGCACCAGCTCCGCTCGCAGCTTCACGGGGTCGCTCTCCGCCATGGCCTCGAAAACCTCCTCCAGGAAGACGTGACGGAAGGTGCCGCACCCTGCGGCGAACGCTGCGTCGCACTCGGTTCGATGGGCGTCGGCGATAGGGCCGAACGAACCGGAGTCCGTACCGTTCGGAAGATCCTGCGGGCCGAACTTCCGGTCTTGCGCTGCTCGTTCGTCGAGCAGATCGGCGATGATCAGGCGTTGCCTTTGTGCGTCGGTCCTCATCCCTGCACCTCCTCCGCCTCGCTGATCAGCCCCGCCAGGTCGTCGGAGTTCATGCGGACCGTGGAGATCGTCTCCCCCAGCGCGTTGCGGGTTTCGAGGTCGTACTCCAGGCCCACGGGCCGGATGCTCACCGACGAGCCGTCGGCCGTGTGGATGGTGCGTCCGCCGCTGATCACGGTGGCTCTCCTCTCGTGTGGTTACACGCCGAAAGCCCCCGGCGCCGAAGCATCCGGGGGCTCGGTAGTGCATGTGTGACTTGCGTCAGTAGTAGCTGTACGGGGCGTAGATCTTCACCGAGAACTCTGGCGCGACGATGAACTCCCCGCCGACCACCTTGTTCAGCTCGATGGCGAAGAGCGGTGTTCCGGCCCCGTTGTCCAGCTCGTAGCCCTCCTCCGCAGCCGACTTGATCGCGGCCTCTATCGCGCGGGCGTGGTCTTCGAGGGTCATAGGGCCCGCCACTCCGCCAGGCCGTATCCGATGACCAGTCCGGCGATCAGCGCAAGCAGGATCATGCCTCGTCCTCCTTCAGCTTGTTCAAGAACGCTGCCGCCAGGTCAGCGGTCTCTCGTTTGACGTATCTGCTGAACCCCCACGCCTGTCCAGAACCGTTGCGACGCTGGAGCAGGAACTCGCCGCGCTCCGGCCGCACTTGATAGAGCGCCCGGTCGTTCCGCTCCTTGCGCTCCCTCTCCAGCTCCGCGGCGTACTCCTCGTCGGTCACCGCTCCTCCTAGTGGTTCGGTCCGGGGCACTGGGATCGGTGGCAGCCGTGACGGTGGCACCAATCGGGGCTGCGCATGTCGTCTTCTGTCGCTCTGACGGGCTCCGTCAAACGACTCACGCAGCCGCCTCCCACTTGCCGGCGTCGTTGTTGTCAAGCGTGACCTTGAAGACGTTGCGGGTCTGTGTGTGGTAGACGCAGATGCCTTCCGGGTTGTCGAAGCCGGAGGCCGCGACGGAACCGTACGTCCGGAGGTCCATCAGGGCGCCCGTGATGGCGGACTCGTCGAAGATGCCCTCGTACAGCACCGGAACGGGACCGACCGGAACACCGCCGATCTCCGCCCCCGGGTTCTCAAAGTGCCGCGCCGTGTTGAAGAGCGAGAACCGCTTACCGTCGACGCCGTAGCCTCGCTGGATCCCCCTCCCCCACCACTCGCCGTAGTGCAGTCCGGGGCCGAAGACGTCGACGAGTTCCGCGGCGTTGTCGTAGACCCAGCCGGCGAAGCCGTAGTTGTCGCTGGTCTTCCCGGGATAGATGATCCGGTTCTTCGACTGCGCGTGAACGGCGTACGCGTCGGCGCCGACAGTCACGACCTTGAAGTCCACGGGCGGAGCGGTGATGTCGTCCGTCCAGTCGAGTTTGGTGATCCCGACGCCACTGTTCGAGCCGTCGAGCTTCTCCGACACCGTGATGGGCCTGAAGAGCCGCTTCGTCTTGGGCCACTCGTGGAACTCAGGGGCGAACTCTGTCATGGTCTCTCCTCCATGCATGCGAAGCGGGGCGCCCGATGTGGACGCCCAGCATGAGTGACTTGTGCTACTTGCGAAGGCTCCGCACGGCCTCCCGAGTCGACTCCGTGGCGAGAGTGACAAGGAATGCCACGCTGTAGGTAGCTGGCACGTCGGACGAGATTGCGGCGTTCAGCCCTGCCAGGAGGATCCAAGCAAAGAGCGCTTCGACGGATACGCCGGCCAGGAACCCGATGGTCCACCCGAAGGTGTGTGCGGTCTTTCGTACCGCCGGGAACTCATCGGTACCTGGATGCTGATCGTCGCTCATTCGCTCTCCCCCATCAGGAAGCGCGCGAAGCGCTCCATGGCCTGGACCTTGTCGTGCAGCTTCACGCCGTCCTGGTAGCCACGGCCGTTCGTGCTCATGGCTTCGACGTGCTCGCGGGCGAGCTTCAAGGCGTCGGGGCGGGACATGGCGCCGGACTCCGCCTGCGGACGCTGCGCCACTTCCATCAGCGCCTGGACGTCGCCTACCAGGCCGCGGAGAAGATCCGCAACGGGTGTCGGGATCATCGCTGCGTCGTCGTAGTCGGTGTGCCCGCCGAACTCCACCTTGCTCAACAGGTCTTCGAGGCTCACTCGCCCTCCCCCTTCAACTGCGTGATCTCGCGCGCCTGGCGGACGACGGTCGCCTTCAGCTCGTCGACCTCGTCCGGATGCCCGTACTGACCCCGGACGTACTCTGCGTTGGCCTGTGCGCCCTCGAACCGCGCACGCCAGTGGTCGCGCTCGCGCTCCGCGGTTCGCAGTCCCGTGCGGAGCGGAGCGGTGTTGTCCTGGCGCTGCGCAAGCGACTTCCACAGCTCCGCCTGCTTGCCGTGGTTTTCCGCTTCCTGCCGCCAGTGGTCCCGGTCGTCGGCAACCGCCTGCGCAGCGCTGACGACTCGCGCCATGTTCTCGGGGCTCCACTGGTCGTGAATTCCCTCATTGAGATCGACGTTCAGCGCGCGAGCCGCGCCGGCAACCACCCTGCGAGCATGGCCGCCCTCCTCGTTCTCGTCGTACAGCACCCGAAGGGCTTCGGTCTCCAAGCTGTCCAGGAGACTGGAGACGTCCTCCGACGGAATGAGGTCCCGGTAGCCGTCCACCGCGTCACGGCCCTTGTTGAAGACCCGCGCGAGGAGCATCGTCGTCGGCATCCTCACGCTGCCCGCCTCTGCGTCCCCGTCACCAGCTCGCCGCCGGATGCGATCGGCCGGCCGACGACGCCACGCTTGCCGCCGCTCTCCCAGTCGAAGACTCCGCGCAGGTGGAGGAACGTCTCGTAGATCTCCTCGTCGCACTTGACGGGGACGAACTGCCAGCCCTCCGGGCGGACGTGGAGGACGGCTCCGCCGGCCATCTGCGGCATCGGAACTGAGGATCCGTCGGACGAGAGGATGATGCGGTCCGCGTAGCGGTAGGCACTCAACTGGAGCGCCACCGAGTCGTACACGGCCTTCGACGTCTTCCAGTCGAGGACGACCGTCTCCCCGTCGACAACCGCGATGGCGTCGAAGCTGCCGGCGTAGTGGTTGGTGTCGCTCCAGACCGTCTCTTCGAGGTACAGGAACTCCGGCTGCACCTCCTGGAGGAACTCCGAGAACCACCTGACGTGGGGCTTCACGTCGACGTGCACGTGCCGCGGGTTGATGATCTCCCCACGCGCCAGACGCTCGAAGAGGTCGTGTGCCGCGGACCCCAAGTCACTTGCGGCCGTCGTCTTCCGTCGGTGTGCGTTTTTCAGGTAGTCGACGGCGCCCTTCGGGTCGCGCTTGCAGAGTTCGGAGACGATGTCCCAGTTGCTGACTGCCGCCTCCGCGGACTCCTTCGCCGCCCAGAACGTCAGAAAGTCCTTCGGCAGTTGCCCGACGACGCTGGTCACGCCCGGAACCTTGATCGTCCCGTCGTCCGGGTCGATGTAGAAGCGGCTGCCACCGCGCTTGATCGTGCTCACTCCGGCCATGCGGCCTCCTGTGTCGCCTTGCTCGTGCTTACACAGGAGTTATGGGGGAAGCGGGGGCAGATGTGACGCGGGACTTCAGGAAGACGAGTCAGCGCCATCGGGGGTAGGCGCTAAACCGTTCCCGCCCGGATCTATGGCCTCTCCTCTCGGCGGGAGAGGTGGAAGGCCCTTCTTCGCGCGCAGGTATTCAGCGTCAGCTCTCCGCAGCTCTGCTTTGGCAAGGATCACAGCGGCTTCGCCTTCCGCGCTGTTGCGCCTCCTACCCCCCTCTGTACCAAGTATTCGAGCAACAGCCAGGCCAACAGCCGTGATCAAGGCCGCCGTACCTGACATAGCCACGATAATGTCGTTGGCGTGACCAGGCCCCAGGTGCCCAGTCGTTGAGTAAGTCTGCAAGATGTTTCGCAGGCTTCGCTCGGTTAGCCACACCACAATCACGAGCACCGCAAGCCTCAGCGGGTCAACGGCGATTCTCTTAAAGGTGCTCCGCCAGGAGGGGGCCTCCGCGCTAGAGCCTTCCTCCGCCTCCCCAACGGGGGAGGGCGGAGCAAACGCTTGCGGAGGTACAGCTTCAGGACTATGGCCCTCTAACATGCGTTCCCGATACTCACGCTCCATCATTGCCCGCGATTGCTCTGCCCGGTAGTGATAGAGCTCCTGTTGAAGCGAATCGACCTCTTGATTGCTTGACCTGTAGCCAAAAGCCGCCCAGGAAGCCACGGCGAGCCCAGGTGCCAACACCCACAATCCGCTCACGCCGTAGCCCTGGGTCCACAGGAAGATCACCAGCGGGAGCGTGATACCCGCCAGGGCGATCATTACCGCATACCATTTTTTGACCGACATCCAGGAAGTATGGCGCCTGAGAGCAGTCGGGCGCGTGTCCTTGCGTCATCTCGCCGCCTCCTCCATCGTGGCCAGTCCGACACCAAAACGCCAAACTAACCCCTTATTTCACTTCTCTCTATAACGCGTTAGAGAGAGTTAGAAATGAGGGGTTAGTTTGGCAGTTTGCGTCAGTCGGGGACGAGGATGCGGGGCGACGTGGAGGGGCGCTTAGTTGGCTGAGCTGACCTTTTTCAGCATCCGTCGTAGACGTCGAGCCGCCCGTTCGATCTCCGCTAGCTGATCGTCCAGTTTGGTGCGCTGTCCGTCGGTCATGTGCTCGTTGATGACGTCGTCGTCGAGCTGACCAATGATGTTGATGGCGGTTTGCGTCAACCGCAGGTGGTCAGCCGTTGCTTTGACGGCTGTACCAGCGCCTCCGCCTTGCTCGGGAACCTTCTCCTTGGGCGCTGGCTTCCCCTTGGCCGGCTCGACGGCGCGCTTTGGCGTCGACGCGTCGACCTCTACGCTTGCCCGCACAGCAGACAGAAGCACTGAGTTCGTCGCACGGTTGTCTTGCTGACGCTCCAGCGGGGATGTGTCGAGCAGCTCCAGGGACTTCAGCTCGCGCGGAGTCAGGTAGCGACGGAGCATGTTCCCGATGTGATACCGCACAGCGCCCTGAAGTCTCCTCCGAGTCTCGTCAGGGATGTTGGCCTGCGTGTAGACCTCCGCTGCTCGCTGCCGGTAATCGTGAGACCTGCCGAGCCAGTCGTCATGTTGCTTGCGAATGGCGATCAAAACCGTGGCGATGTTCATAGCCATGATCGTCGGTTTGTCCTCGATGGCCGCGTACTCGCGGGCGTAGGCCGATCCGCGCGCGATGAGTGCCGCTTCCGTCTCGTTCTCGATCTCTTCGAGCTGGAGGGCGGGGGCGTTGACCTCGTTGACGCTGGCCAGAATGCTTTGTCCCGCTCGGGCGACGTCCTTACGGCTCATCCTGACCTCTCTAGGGCACACGGCTACCGCACGCACAGTACCGTCAATCACTGACTTTCGACAGACCTTACCGCACGGTAGCCGTGGTGATCATTCAGAGGTGAATTCGGTGTCGCACACGCTGCACATGATCGGTCCTTGAGCGGCAACGGTCTTGGAGATGCGGAAAGAGCGTGCAGGCCTGCACCCGCACTTCAGTGTCAGTCTGTCGACACGGCCGGCGCTGGAGGAGGTGGGGACTTCCAGGTGCGGGAGGATTTCCGGGATGATCTCCGTCAGCCTCCGAAGGTCCGGGGCGTACCGCGCACGCGCCGAGTCGCTGAGTACCGGTCTGACGTAGCCCTGCCCCTGGGCGCGCTCCCTGTGCGCAGGCCACTCAAGTCCCACCTCCTCCGCGGCCGTCAGGAATCTCTGATTGTGGTAGACGCCCCGCATGGTTGTGTCCTGGACGTCGCGCGCCCAGTTCAGGACATGCGCAGCGTCGTGCAGCACCATTTCGAGGACTGCGTCAGCACCCTCGTGAAGGACGTCGGCTGTGACGACTAGCCCTGAGAGGAAGCCGGACTGATCAAGGGTCCATCGCTCGGGACCGTGGTCTTTCCTCCGGGTCGTCGGGGAGACGACGGGGGTTATGCGTGGTAGCGCCGGTACGGTGGCTCTTAGTCGGTCCCACAGATCGACGAGAGCTTCCAGTAGCGGGCCGGGTGAGGTCGGCATGCGCCGGAGTATAGGCATTATGTCGGCCACCACAACTGGCTATGGGCAACCTTCGTCAGTCGTCTTACGAAGCTCTTAACGCAAAAACCCCCGCCCTCCCAGGTGGGAAGACGGGGGCTCAGGTACTGCTAGGCGGGCGTCACCCTCGCTCGCGTCGTCTCCCCGACGGCTATGGGGAGCGCCACGGCGCCGATGCTCGCGATGGCCGCCGCGACGTTGTGGTTGGCCAGTGCCGGGACGAGGAACCCGCCAGCGAGGACGACTGACGTCAGGATGGACCGGAGGCGGACGGGCTCCGTCGCGGCGAACGTCTGGAGGGCTACGACGGCGCGGAGGGAAAGCGTGTTCAGGAACGCTCGGATCTTCTGCATGAGTGCCTTTCAGAGGCGGGCGAAGTGGCGGGCGGACTCCAGGGCGAAGATCTCGTCCCAGATCAGTTCGAGCTGTGCGCCCAAGTTGGCAAGGTCGCCGTCGTTCTGGACGAGGTAGCGCGCGTCCTCCGGCCCGAGGTCCCGCTCCGACTCGTGGTCGAGCTGCGGGACGCCGGGGCGGTTGATATGGATCAGGTGGAAGCCCGCGCGGACGAGTGAGGCCGCTTCGTTGCGGTACCGGACGTCAGTGATGACGACGGGCACGCCCTGGTCGTTGGCTTCCTGTACCTTCGCGAGGGCGGCACGGAGCCAGACCTCTTCGTCGACGGCGCGCATGCCTGCGCCGAGTTCCTGGAGGATGCGGCGGACTTCGGGGGTCTCCTTGGCAACCTCCCACCCGTGCGTACCGACGACCTCCGACAGGTGCACGTACACGGCCGCTCGGGTGTCCTCGTCCGGAAAGCACCCGACGACCGGATCCAGCCTCAGCGCCGCTTCCTTCAGCGCGTCCGCGAACCCGATCCGCCTGTACCCGTGCCCGTCGACGAAGAACTTCCCCGCGGTGTCCTTGCCGGCCCTCGCGCGGCCGATGATGCCGATGTTGCCCATGCGTCCTCCATGTGGTGTCACAGAGGTAATGGGGGAATCAGAGGGTGATGTGACGCGGGAGTGGGATGGAGTCGTCACGCGGGCTCCGTGATGAAGTACGCCACGGTGCTCGTGTCGGAGGAGCTGGACGAGGTGATGACAAACGACGTCCCCACCGTCCGGGTACTCACTCGAAGCCATCCCGGCGTGCCTCCGTCCGCCTGTGACGTCAGCTGGACACGAGACGTCGCCGTGATGGAGGTGTTGGCCACCGTTGCCGCTCCGGCAACCAGCGTCACCGTCCCCTGGCGTGCGTTGGTGCCCTCCTTCACCCGCAGCCCCTTTCCTGCGAGGCCGATGATGATGTCAGAGTCGGGGCTGCCTATCTGGGCAGTTCCCTGGCGCCCCCACGTGGTGTCGCGGGCCACTGCACCGGTGCCGAACTCCTGGTTACCGCTACCTAGAAGCCTGAATCGGTCAACGGAGTCTGCCCCGTTCACGTTGATGGCAAGGGCGTTGTTACCTGCTGCTACGGGTCGGAGGCTGACGCGGGTACCGGTCGGCAGCCGGACGTCCAGGTTGCCAATGTGCTCCATGTTGGTGCCGTCGACGCGAGTGACCACCATCGGTAGGTTCGTGAACCAGTTGGCCGAACTGGCGCCGGAGCCCTGGAAGTCTGCGTTGAGGACACGGACGCCCTGTCCGGCAGCAACGTTGATCGTCTGCTGCACGCCTGCGACGCCGGTTGCGACGACGGGCGATGAGAAGCGGCAGTTGAGGACGTGCCCCGTCGCCGTCCCACTCCAGTTGATGTCGTAGTTCGTGCCGGCAGCGCCCTGGCCCGACTGCGAGAAGAACACCTTGTGGAAGTAGATGCCGACGCCCGATCCGTCGACCTGCGCACCGTGCCCGCTGTTGTTGATGATCCGGAGGGAGTCCACGTGAACGTGCTGTGCGCCGCCGGAGATCTTGATTCCCACGGTGCCTTGCTGGATCACGCCACCGCTGATCTGCACGTTCTGCGGGCTTCCGTTCGCCCCGTCCTCCACCAGCACGTTCGGGGCGAGACTGTTCGGCCCCAGCGCGTCGATGTTCTTGGCGAAGGTTGCGGCACAGTTGCCGATCACGTGGAACGCCGATCCGGTACCGGCCTGGAGCCACGTAATGACGTTCTCCAGTAGTACGTCCCACGCATCCTCGATGCGGATGCCATCTGCGTTGGCGTTCGTGCCGCTCGCCGCGCCGCTCTGTTGAATATGCACGTCGGTGACGAAGCTGTTGACGGCGTAGCCCTGAGTGGTGTCGCCCAGGAAGTACAGCCCGCCGGCGCACTGATTGATCCGGACGTTCGAGATCTGGGTACCGTGCGGGTTGGTGGTGCTGCTCCCGCTCGTGGCCAGGGCACGGACGGCGTATCCGTTCAGGTACCACATTTGGCAGTTGAAGACTCTCAGCCGTCGGGCGCCACTCACAGTGATGCCGTGTGCCGCGGGGTTGCTGGTCATCGTCGTGCTGCTGCCGTTGACACTAAGGTCCGTCACTTGGGCGTTGGCACCCGTTACGGTGATTGCTGACGACCCGGTGAAGCTCGATCCGATGAGGATCCTTGACGCCTCCGTTCCCGCTCCGCGGAGGGTCACGGCGCTGGTGGGGATACTGAGGCCACTGGAGCCGTTCAGAAGGTACTTGCCTGCGGGGAGGTAAACGACGCCGCCAGTTGCCGCAACAGCGCTGATCGCGCTCTGTATCGCGGCCGTGTCGTCGGTAACCCCGTCGCCAACAGCCTCATACGAAGCATTCTTTACGTTGACCCAGTCGGTGAGGCCGACGGCCGTTAGGGCGGCTGCTGTACCGGCTGCATCCGCGCCCACGTCCGCAGCCGACAGAGAGACGATGCCAGTCTCGCCGTTGACGGACGTCACGCCGTTCAAGAGGACTCCTGGCGTCGGCCAGGCGCCGGATGCCTTCGGTCCGAAGAGGCGGACTGCGTCAACCGTCGTGTCGACGTAGTAATCGCCGTCGACCCCCAGCGAGTTGGAGGGGGCGCCCGTCCCGCTGTATATCTGCGAGCCGTCCTTGCCTGCCGGCCCCGTGATGATGACGTAGTCACCCTGGTCGGGATCCGTCGGCGCGATGTCCGCCAGATCGACGACGGGCGTTGCCTCAGGCAGCTTGATGGGGAAGGTCCGGCCCGTCGCGTGCGAGAGCTTCTCGACGACGGTGTACGTCCAGTCGGACGGCTGCATTCCCGCTTGGTCAGTGGCGATCAGGATGACGGAGAACGATCCGTCAGAGGCGAGCGCGATAGACGCCGCGCCTGAGCTGATGGTGTCGGCCCCGGGCATAGTCAGCGTGGCCGGCGGCGTGAATGTGAGTGACCCAGAGAGCGGCGTCCCGTCCGGGCGGATGTACCGGCCAGTGAGGACGACGGTTGCGATACCGGACGGGATTGCGGGCATGGTTAGGCGTCTCCTCGTGGGCGTGGGCGGTCGATCAGCAGGTGCTCCGCGTCGTGGCCCGCCTGCCACTCACGCACTCGGCTGACGTCCTCCCGGACGCCGTCGATGTCGTCGCGGACGTCGTCGATGCGCGTGTTCAGCACGGTTGCGATGCCCTCCAGGGCTTCTCTCGTCGCCGTCCCCTCGTTGGCGACTGCACCCGTGGTGCGCCTGTGGAGGGCAAGGAATGCGGGGACGGCCGCGATCACCGCTGCGCCAAGTACTGACGCAGCGGTGACCACAGCGACGAGGATGTCAGGGCTCATCAGGCCTTCGCCGTGAACCCGTGACGCGCGGCGAGAGCCTTGAGCGACGCCAGGCCGACGGCGCCCGTTGCGGCGGACCCGGTGAGGTGCAGTACCTCACGGCGGAATCGGTTGTACGCCGTGTCCGTCAGCGTCCCCCACGAGCCGTCAGAGGCGTACGCAGCCGCGAGGAACCCCTCTGCCTTGAGCGCGGCTTCGACGACCTTGACCTCCGTCGGGTAGGTCGTGTGGCCCGTCTTCGCTGGGATGTCCTTCGCCCGCGCGGCGTTCAGGTGGGCAACGGAGACGGTCGGCTTCGTCGGGGTCGTCGGTGCGGTGGGCGTCGACGTCGCTCCACCGACGAGCTTGATCAGGGTGGCGATCGGGAAGTTGCCGGGGTCGCCGTGGTCGTTTTCCGGCACGTGCTGGTGACCGCAGATGCCGCTGAACGCCTCCCACTCCGCGAAGCTCATCCGCTGCCCGCTCTTCGAGCCGTATGAGGTCGGGTAGCTCAGCCACGGCTTCGAGGTCGACTTCAGCGGGATCGGGTAGGTCGACGTCAGCCACTTCACGAGCTTGCCTAGCCCGGCGAGCTGAGCGTCCGTCGCGCCTGGCCAGAAGACTCCAGGGCCGCCCTTGGCACACGTGCCGATGAGTTCGATCTGTATGGCGTTCAGGGTGTTCGTCTGCACGCCACCGCTCGCGTTGACGAGCGCTCGGGCGGACTCGTTGGCGTAGAAGTGCTGCCGGACCCTGCCGTCGGGGTGGACGGTGAACGTCGGGGCGACACTGCCGCCCGAGTAGTCCGGGAAGGTGGAGCCCTCCGTCGTGTGGAGCACCAGCGTATTAGGGTGCGCCATGGTGTCGCCGGGGTACTTCGAGTGGAACCACTGCGTCTTGGCGTCAGCGTTGGGGTAGATGTGCGCGGTCATGCTTGATCCCCTCCAGGGCATGAAAAGCGCTCCGCTACTGCGAGGCGTGAATGTCTTGTGGTGTGCGTCAGTCGCCGGCGGGGCTGAACTGGATTCCGTCGAGTGCAATCCATCCCGGGTCGGTGGACGTGCCGACTCCTCCGCCGGCTTCGACGGTGTACTGCAGAACGCCCGCGGTTGTGACCTCCACGCGCGACGAGTACCGCGTTACCCCGCTGACGGTTACCCGCTTCGCTGGGACCAGGAAGTAGCGGAAGGCGGCAGGCGCGATGCTGGACGGGATCGATGCGAACGGAACGAGTGATCCATCGTCCTCGAACGGCCCGCCGGAAGTTCTCCGGACGCGCCCGCGGAGTTCGATTCCGCCACCCGCCTTCTTTCGCCAACCGGGTGCACCGTCATGCGCCGCGTAACCCGTTTTGTAGGTCAACGGCTGCCACGGACCGTCAGACAGCAGGAGCCATGTTCCGTCACCCTGACGTCCCTCCCATCGGTCTTCGGCGACGAGGTAGGTAATCATCCCGGGAACGGGGGCCGTTGAGCCGGTCAACGCTGCTGCACGGGCGTTGGCGTCCGCGAAACGCATGACGAGCTTGGGAACGATGCCGCCTATCAGCGTTTGCGTTGCTAGCTCGATATCCGCTGCGTCACCGAGGACCGGGTATTGCACGTTCTGACTGTACGAATCACTGCGGGGCATTGGATTAGCGCCTCCTGCGCATCGGGAAAGAGGAGTTATGCAAGGGCGCCGTCAACGACCCAGTTACCGTCCGCGTTGCGTGAAACCTTTACGACGTCGCCCACAACTGGAGCCGAGTAGGACGCCATTCGACGGACGGCCGCAACGGGACCGCGGGCCGTCGAAATGTCGACCGTCCCGCCCGTGTTCACGACCGTCACAGTGGCGAGAATCCACGACGAGGCGCGCTGTTCGACAGCGCGCTCTGCCGCGCGCTGCACTGCGTCCGCCAGGCGCTTTGAGAGCGTCACGAGCTGTCGTCCTTCCCTCCGCGCAGCGCCAGGGCGAAGCTGCCGTCTGGCGTCAGCGGGACCGTTAGGGATTGCACGAGATAGCGCTCCTTCCGTCCCACGTAGGCCAGGCGGATGATGTCGTTACCCTCCAGCGCCGGATTCGGAAGAGAATTGATCGACGTCTGAACATTCGGAGCGATTGCATCGAATAGCGCGTACTGCGCATTGGCCACGCAGTCAGCCGCCGTTATCCAGAGGGCGGATGAGACGAATTTGGTGACCTTGCCGAACGGACCACCCCAATAGGTGGGGCTCGTCGGGTCTGTGTCGCGGGCAACGCCGCTCACCGGAGCCGCTCCCGAAGCGGAGTTCTCGCCCGACGCCACAACGGCGTTGCAAACGGCCGTTCTTGGCATCGTTCGGGCCGCCGAGATGAGCGTTCCGCCTTCCCCCTCCGCGATGTCCCACGCAACAGTGCCGTTTACGACATCAGGCAAGTCGGTTATCACGAAGCGGTTTTGAGCGTCGACGTAGATCTCCGCTTGCATCGCCAGAGCGATTTGGACAACGGCGTCCCATCGGTCACCGCCCGCATCCCACGTCGCAACGGCGCACGTTGGATTGCGGGCTCCGGAGGTGAGATTGACGATGATGGAGTCAGGCAGCGTCTGCCGGATGAGCGCCGTAATAGCGTCGACGCATCCGCCGTATCCACGGGTGGTGGCCGGCGCCTGGAACTTGTCGTCGATGACGGCGCACTCCATCGACGCGCCCGTGATGTTCACGGGGCCTAGATGGACGTCGCCTCCAGGCTCGTTGATGCGGAACGTCCCGAGCGGCACCCACTCTTCAGCACCGTTCGAGAATCTGATCCCGCGCGATACGACGAGCTGTTGACCGTAGGCCGCGAGCGGGTCGGTTGCACT